CATTGGTAAACGAGCCGAACCCATACCAAACGAAATACGACTTCACCAAATACATGGTGAGCCACTTGGCACTGAAGGGCAACGCCTACGCTTTTATCAATCGCGACAGCAGATATTTGGGCATTGAGTTGCACCCGATTGCACCTGATTACGTGCAGCCAATTATGCAGGACGGCCAATTGTTTTACAAAGTGAATCGCAAGGGCTTCCCTGGCATGATCCCAGCGGCCGATATGTTGCATTTTAAAGGGCTTTGTGGTGATGATCCGCTTGTGGGGTTGTCTCCAATCGTGGTGCACGCCGAAACCTTGGGTATTGATTTGGCGGCTATTAGCCAGAGCGCGGGCGTCTACAAAAATGGAGTATTGAAATTTTTGTTAACATCCGATGCGCAGATTAAACCCGAGCAGGCAGTGCCATTAAAGAAATCTTTGGATGACGTAATTGATGGGGCAAGCCGCAGCACAGTGCTACCCAATGGCATCAAGATGGAGAAGCTAAGCCTATCGCCAGAAGAGGCGCAGTATTTGGAAACCCGCAAATTTTCGGCTGAAGAAATCGCCCGCATTTTTGGGGTGCCCGCTTCTATGATCGGCGCAAAGGATGGCATTAAGTCCAGCGTCGAGCAGGAATATCAAGACTTTTATGCTCGCACTTTGGCATCCTATGCGATTAACATCGAGCAGGAAATGGCCCGCAAGCTTTTGACAGAAAATGATAAGTTGACCTATTACTTTAAATTTAACTTTAATTCGCTATTGAGAGCCTCCGCCAATGAGCGCGCTGACTATTACAATAAAGGCATTCGCGGCGGTTGGCTTTCACGCAATGAGGCCCGCATGTTTGAAGATGCAAACGGATTTAATGGAGGCGATGAGTATTTGATTGAATCCAATTTGATGCCGTCAAGCAAAATCGATGAATACATGGACGCTAAGATTGCACAACTAATGAGCACCGCCGACAAAAACAACAACCCAGAGGGAACTAATAACACAGAAGTAATCTAATGAAACAAGAAAGGCGCACATTTACGGGCACTGTTCACACCAGAGAGGACGGCGAAGGCATGCCAAAAGAAATTGGCGGCATTGCTGCTGTCATTAATTCCGCTACGGATCTCGGATATTTTGAGGAAGTTATTTTGCCGGGAGCGTTTGACAATGCTCTTTCAAAAGATTACGACATTCGCTGTTTGTTCAACCACGAAGCCGAGTTAATTTTGGGACGCACCAAGGCAAACACCTGTAAAGTTTTTGTAAATGGCGACGGCAATCTTGAATATACTTGGGTTCCTGATTACGAAAACCCTACTCATATGAGCGTTGTGCGTTCTATCATGCGCGGCGATATCACGCAGAGCTCATTTGCCTTCACGATCAAAGAACAAATGTGGAGCGAGTCAGAAAAGTATGGATCTATGGGCAAGCGCACAATTAAGGTCATCGAGGATTTGTACGACGTTAGCCCTGTAACTTATCCCGCTTACGCTGACACTGAAGCCGACGCCCGTAGTATTGTTGCTATGCGTGATCAGGAGCAAGAAATTGAAGAGGCCAAAAGAAGCCAAGCCTCTGCCGATGTTATTAAATTGGCTTTATTAAGATATCAAAACCTTTAAACAAAAAACAAAATCATGAATAAAATCAAAGCCCTTAAAGAAGAGCGTGGACGTTTGCTAGGCGAATTGTCTACCTTGCAAACTACCATTGAAAAAGAAGCCAGATCTATGGCCGATTCAGAAACTAACCGCTTAAGCGAAATCGAGGCTCGTTTGAGCGCGATCAAAGCTGAAGTTGAAACCTTGGAAAAGTTGCAGAATCTTGCAGCTCAAGCCGCTGGCCACGTTGCTAGCCGTAGCGAGGAAAAAGAAAAGTCAGAAATGGCTAAAGAGTACAGCTTTAAGCGCGCTATCGATATGGCTATTTCTGGCCGTCGCGAAGGTGTTGAAGGTGAATTTTCTGCCTTGGCTTCTAGCGAGTACCAGCGTAGCGGTGTAAGCGTAAGCGCTCACTCTATGAAAATCCCTTCTGAAGTATTTAAGCGTGATATGTCTGCTACTGGCGGAACTTCTGGCTCTGAAGGTGGTGTAAACGTTCAAACTTCTGTAGGTTCTATTATTGACGTATTGCTTCCTAAGACTGTATTGCGCGGTTTGGGTGTACAGCAATTGTCTGGATTGGTTGGCAACTTGGATATGCCTACCGCTTCTACCGTTCCTAGCGCTGGTTGGAATACTGAAAACGGAACTGCTACTGAAAAGAGCCCCGCGTTCAGCAAAATCACTTTCAGCCCTAAGCGTTTGGCTGCTTACATCCAGGTATCAAACCAGTTGATGTTGCAATCTAGCAACTCAATCGACGCTTACGTGCGTAACTGGTTGTTGAATGCTATGGCTCAATCTTTGGAAACTGCTGCTATCAAAGGTGGTGGATCTAACGAGCCTACTGGTATCATTGCCAATAGCAACGTTAACGTAACTTTTGCAGGTGGTGCATCTTCTAACAGCACAAACGCTAACGGTATCGCTCCAGTATGGGCTGACGTTGTGAATTTGATGAAGGCTGTAGAAAACGCAAACGGCGAGGGTGTTGCTTACTTGACCAACCCTAAAGTAAAAGCCGCTTTGCAAACTATTCCTCGCCAAGCTTCTGGTGTTGAAGGTAACTTCATCTGGCCTGCAGGTGGTGCTGAATTGAACGGTTACAACGTAGCCACTTCAACTTTGGTTCCTTCTAACTTGTCTAAGGGTACTAGCTCAACTTTGTCTGCAATGATCTTTGGAGATTTCAGCAAAATGGCTATCGCTTCTTGGGGTGGTATGGAGTTGACAGTTGACCCTTATTCTGGCGCAACTGCTGGCTTGACTAACGTTGTATTGAATGCTTACTTAGATTGCAACTTGTTGCAGCCTACTGCCTTCGCAGTTTGTAAGGACATCGTAGCCTAATAACTTGACCGCTTGGGGTCATTAAAGTACCAAGTGCCGGGGGTGATCTTGACTGCATCGCCCCTGGGCCAATATGAAAGTGAGATTTACAGCAAACCCTACAGGGCAATTTAATTTAAGTTACAACGTAGGCGAGGAAGTAATAATGGAAACCAAGCAGGCCATGCTCTTAATTGAGGCGGGCGTTGCTGAAGAGATTGCAGTATTGACGCCAGCCAAGCCTAGCAAAAAGGCAAAGCCAGTAAACCCTGAAACCGAACTAGACGCAGAATAAAATGTTTGTTAGCCGTAGATATACCGCCTTCGCAAATGCCGCCACTGATTACCTCAGTTTGGCAGATGCAAAAACCCATTTAAGGGTTACAAGTTCCTCAGATGATACTTACATTTCGGGGCTTATCTCTATGGCAATTGATGCCTGCAGTAATTATTTGGGCTATTCGATTCGCAAAGGAACGGCAAAGTATGGGTTTGACTCATTTACAGGCATGCCTGCGCTAGTGAATCCCGTGAATGGTCTGAATATACCTTCAGGAAATTATCTGCGCTTAAACACGCGCTGTTTGGCTATTAACTCCGTGAGCTATGTGAACGACTCGCAGGCAGTTGTTGCTTTTGATTCTGCCGATTGGTTGGTTGCGCCCGATCCAATGGGTGGTTATTCTCGAAATATCTTTTTTGAAAACACGCCATCCTCTATAACGGACGATGTGATTAAGTACATCGTTGAAATCTCTGAGGGTTTTAATCCTGTCGGCACTTCATCTGTAGATCCTGATACAATTCTACCCGCCACGATTAAACACGCGGCGCTTTTGTTGGTTGCTCAGTACTACGATAACAGGCAGGCCATCATTGCGGGCAGTATTAACAGCGAAATGAATTTCGGCTTTCACTACCTACTCGATCCGTACAAAATCCAAATCATGATCTGATGAATGCGGGGTTAATGGATGTTTTGGTAAGCCTGCAAAGTTATACCGAGACCATAGATAGCAACACAGGCGAGAAGCTGCAAACGTGGACGGAATATGCAACCGCCTGGGCGCAGCGTGTTGAGCAGGAAAGTGGTGCGGAGAATGTAAACGCAGATAGGCGCGAGCACAAGCAAATTGTGATGTATACCATCCGTTTCAATTCTGCCGTAGGCGTTAAGCACAGGGTGGTTGATGACAACGGAGCGCACAACATTGTTAACATAGCAAACCTGCAGCGGAATCTATATTTGAAACTACAAACCGAATTAACGCAATAATGGAGAAAATCGACGGACTCGCTGAAACCTTGGAAGCCCTAAAGGCTATGGGGGTAAGTGTGAAAAGTCGTAAACTGCAGCAAGTTTTAAAGAAAAGCGCTTCGCCAATTATTGCAACCGCCAAAAGTTTGGTGCCAGTTGATACAGGCGATTTGCGGGACTCAATCGGTTTTATTAATAGCAAGGATAATCAGAACTATGACAAGGCTTTGATTGGCTTGCGCAAGGAGTACCACAATAACTATCTTGGCGTGATGTATGAATACGGCACAGTTGAGCGAATCCAATCGAGCACAGGCCGCTATACAGGCGCCATTGCCCCCGTGCGTTTTATGCAGCGGGCCGTCGATTCAAACGCCACAAGCGTCGAAGAAAATATAATGAAAGGCCTTGATCAAATCATTGCCGATTTAGCAAAGAAAAATAATCTAATATACAAATAACCATGGCAATCTCTGGACCAGTAAACGGCACGCTGATAAGCATCTATAAAGATGTGAGCGGAACCTTGACCAAAATCGCAAACGCGACATCTCATTCAATCGACATTTCAAAAGATATGATCGACGTAACTAACAAAGACAGCGCAGGCGCTAAAGAATTTATCGCGGGCGAGTATGGCTACACTTTGAACGTTGAAGGTATTTTTGAAGAAGATGCATCTGTGAGCACAAGCGGTTTGTCTTTTAAAGATCTTTTGACCGATTTGTTAGCGGGTACTTCTGTTACAATTGTAATGACTACCAACAGCACAGGAGATCAAAAATTAACAGGCGGCGCTTTCTTCAGCAGCTTGTCTTTGAGCGCACCTAACAATGACAAAGCAACCTTCACAGGAACTTTGCAAGGTACAGGCGCTTTGACTATTGGCACCGTTTCATAATTTATTTGTTATCTTTGTGGCATGAGCCACATTACAATCGGGGGTGTTCAGCACCCCCTTTTATTTAACATGAACAGCCTGCGCAATGTGATGCAGTTGGCTGGAATGGAAAATTTCGCAGATCTAAACCTGCAAAAAGACCTTGCCAAATCGATGGACTTCGCACTGAGTTGCGCATTTTATGGGATTCTGGAAGGCTACGAAGCCGACGGCAAAAAAACGCCATACCCCACCATTCAAAAGTTGGGCGCATCGGTTAAAAGATTTACAGAGTTGAGTCCTGCATTGGACGGATTTACGCAGGCCGTTAGTGATTTCTTTAGCACTGAAGAGCCAGAGGGAAAGTAAAAGCCAAGGGCGACGGCGCACCGCTAACTTGGCGCAAGATTGAGCGCATCAGTTACGGCGAATTGAATCTAACTGAGCGGGAGTTTTGGAAATGCTCGCCACGTTTTTGGCGTTTGAAATTGGAGGGCATGCGTGAGGCGCAGCAACAGCAGTACAGAAACCAATGGGAGATCACTCGCTGGGCAGTTGCTACAGGCATGGCGCCCCACTTAAAGAAGCCAATCGAACCGAAAAGGCTGTTAACATTTCCATGGGAGGAATCCGACTATATTAGCATTGAGGATGCGGTTAAACTATATTCGCATGTCTTTGATAAATTAACCCCAGACGCCAAGGCATGAGCGCACCTATAAAAATAGTCTACAACATTTTAAGCAACAACTCAGCCCTCACGGCGTTGGTTTCTACGCGCTTAAATCCCATACGGATTCCGCAAGAGTCTGCATTCCCTGCAATCGCTTATAATTTAGTTAGCATTATTGCAAGCCCTACCAACACAAGCCACTCACGCACTGATTTTGCTCGGGTGCAAATCAGTAGCTTTGGCACCACGTTTGCAAGCGCTACGGCGGTCGCTTCTGCAGTGCGCACTGCATTGGAAGCAGTAACATTGCCCGGCACTTTTAACTCTGTAAAATGCCAAACTATCGAATTTGATGGCGAGGTGCAATTGGCAGAGGATGAGGCAGGATTTGCAGGAATTTACCACGTTGCTCAGGACTTTATAATTAACTATACAAGATAATGGCAAGGTCGTTAAATATAGTAATTGGCGCAAACATTGAAAAGCTCAGACAGGGCTTTAATGATGCGATATCAGTAATTAAAAAGGCGGGCGGTGAAATGTCTGCCGACGTTGCTAAGAGTGCAAAGAGCATCGAGGAAAAGCTAGCAAGCATAGCAACAAAAAATCCAACAGCGGGAACTGTTAGGCAGTTAACAAATTTGGCGATGGAAGCGCGGGCATTGGGTCCAGAGTTCCAGAATGTAGCTAATGATATAATTCGTGAAGCGGGTAGGATAAAGGACAGCATAGGCGATGCACGTGCAGAGGTTGGATATTTTGCAAGCGATACGCGAAAACTTGACGCAGTAATAGGAACTGTGCAAGGTGTTGCCGGGGCTTATTCTGTAGCAGAGGGCGCCATTGCTTTGATGGGCGTTGAAAGTGAAGATCTTCAAAAAACCATGGTTAAGCTGCAGGCAGTTATGGCAGTGGTTACAGGGTTACAAGAAATAGAAACTTTACTACAAGAAGAGAGCGCAGCCATGCAGGGCTTGCTTGCTTTGCGCACTTCTGCATTAACAGCAGCAAAAACGGCTTACGCTGCCGCAGTTGGCACGGCCACGGGAGTGCAAAGGGGCTTTAACTTAGTAATGGCCGCTGCGCCTTGGGCATTGGCCGCTACCGCTATAGCGTCAATAGCTTACGCACTTAGCGCTTACGCGGAAAAAACTAAAAAGGCGGCTCAAGAGCAGAAGCTATTTAATGAGCTTAACGCTGAAACGCAAAAGAATTTTGAAGAGGAGGTAAAGAGTGTTAGTGGTTTATTAGCAGTTGTTAATAACCATAACGCTAGCATGCGCGAGCGTAAAAATGCACTTGCAGAAATACAAAAAATTTACCCGGACTTTTTAGCAAACCAAAGCATTGACAAAGTAAACAGCGCAGAGTTAAAAACTGCGACTAGTAACTTGACTGCTGAAATTTTTAAGCAGGCAAAAGCAAAAGCCGCATTTGCAAAGTTGCAAGAGTTGAGTGCTAAAATGCTCGAGTACGAACTAGGCAAACAGCAGGCTCAGCTAAGCACACAGGCTGAATTAAATAGACTTTATGCTAGCGGGGCTTCTGCTTCACAAGTGCAAGGTTTTATAGACAGCCAAAAGAACATAGGCACAATAGCCGCAGCAAACGCCGCAAAAATCCAAACGCAAATAGACGCCATAGTTCAAATGGCTACTGCCCAAGGATTAAGCGTAACGCCTATTACTCAAAGCACAAATGCAATAAACCAACAAACGGTAGCAGTAGAAAAACTAACTGAAGCAAAATCTTTTGATAATAGCGCAATAAAACCCACTAGTCAATTTGGCGCAACTTCGCCAACTATTGAGGCTTTCGCTAAAGCTACTGGGCCATTGCCACAATACACAGCGGTAGTAAAAGCGGAAACTACAGAGCAGGCCCTAGTGATTTCAGATTATGAGAAAAACATGGCTACCGCCATGGAAGGAGTTAACCAGGCATTTAATAGTTTGACTGCCCAGGGCCTCGAGGATTTCGGGGTATTGTTGGGCGATATTATGACGGGCCAAATTGGAAGCTTTGAAACCTTTGGGCAAAAGTTGTTAAAGGCGGTTGCGGCATTTATGAAATCATTTGGGCAAGCATTGATTGCAACGGCCACAGCGTCGAAGGCTTTTAAAGAGTTGCTAATTAAAAACCCTGTGCTTGCAGCTGCTGCGGGTGTTGCATTGATTGCGGGCTCTGCGGTGATCACTAACATGCTGAACAAAGGCCCACAGGCTACAGCATTCGCCGAGGGTGGAATTGTGAGCGGTCCGACATTGGGGTTGGTGGGAGAATATCCCGGGGCAAGTAGTAACCCTGAAGTAATTGCACCACTTGACAAACTAAAGGGCATGCTCAATACAAACGAGCAAAGCGGATTTGTTGCCAGCACCACAATACAGGGGCGCGATTTGGCGATAGTATTGGAACGATATAACAAAGATTCAAGAAGAGGATAATGGCAAGGAAATACTATGGTTCGTTTTATTCGGTTACGGGCAAACTGCACCGCGTTGAAATTTGGGATGCGCCGAGCGGTTCGGGATCAGGTGGCACAGAGTTAAAACTTGCGGGCGATGGCTATGAAATACAACGCGATGGTGAAGGAGATACATTCTATCAAAATGCTATCAGACCTTCACGCAGTACATCTTATTGGGTCATGCCATCCAACACAGTACTGGGCGAGTTCAAAGCAATTGCCACAACATCAGAACAATTTTGGGCTGTGCTTATCTATCAAGATAATTCTTT